ATTCATGGTTTGACCGTCAACGTTAACATAAGACGTGCCAGTGGATGAACCAAATCCACGGATGGAAATGAGTCCACTAGCATTGAGGGGGGTGGTAACGTGTTTGAGAGTGAAACCCCAGGTTACAATTCGATAATTGGCCACATTGTCCAAAACTGGTGCGGGTGTCAAGGTCCCTGTGTAAGCACAAGAACCAGAAGTCACCACTCCAAAATGGGCAAACTGGTTGAGGTAGTTGGGCAACAAGAGCAAGCAGAGATTACCATTGGCATCCGAAGCAAGTGGAAACATGCGTCTCTGCGGGTATGCGAGGGAGTGAGTGCCATTAGCGTCGTAATAGCGTGCTCCCCTTGCGTGTGGGCAGAAAGGGTCCGTTAGTCCACAAACCTTTGATACATCCTGCGGCCCTACTGGCCGTGGAACACTAGGCATTGCTTTGTTTTGTCTTTTCCTTGGTTTGTTGTTGTTGTTCTTCGCCTTTTGAGCGGGCTTCTTCTTGTTGTTTTTCTTGATAGGCATAGTAATTCGCGACACTGAGGTGAATTAGTCCTAGGCGTCCATCCTGACAAGGTCAGGGAGCACGAGCCAAGTCTTACACTGCCCCAATCGCAGTGACTTGATCAACTCCACAAAATTGTGACGGTCTTCAGAGGTTAAACCATATCGGGCCTGGATGAATTCCATGGTCTGAGGGTCCTCCCTGAAAGCGCGTTTAACAGTCATGCGGTGCTCGTACGTGACTACTTTTACTCCTGGTGATAGAGCTTGCACACGCCGTAAATAGTCATTTAGGAACGGGATGTGGTTGCATGACGTAGCCATGCCAAGTGCGACTCCTCTGGGGTCATCTACCGCGCCCAAAACTTTCCAAGGTAGACGTGCAAGCACTCTTCCAATTTTTGGGCCCCAGACGGTTTGCTTTGCTGTGGGGTATGGCAGCATTTGACAAAATTCCAGCCTTGAAACGTCCGTAGAAACATCATACGTACTCTCAAAACCTAATTCCAGGCTGCGGGTGGCGAACACCAGAGGCGTCAATTGGTTTCCCCGCACATGAATCCTCAACCAGTCATCGCCATTGAACATGAACATGTTTGTGCCCCAACTTGCCTCACCAAAGACATGGAGCAGAAACGCGACATTTCGCATAGCTGAACACACACTAGTTTCCGACGCACCTGAACCGAGAACATACTTAGTAGCAAAACCGAAATTGTGCCTCTGAGAAATGATCTTTAAAAATTCCGTCCTGTCCATTGCAAGGCAAAAGGATTTGTTGTTGCGTCCAGCACGCCTGTGAACGATTCTACAGAATGACCAACATTTGGCGTTCCTATGCGCCTCAAACTTCTCTTGATCACCCCATGAAAAAACAACTGTCTCCCCAACGGCAACAGAAGCCACGGCTGCATCGAACCATACTCCCATTGTGTCTGCCGTAGCCTCTGCTCCATTAACCCACACAACCGGGTTACCAACCTTAGGTGCATAGTACTCTCTCATTTGTCTAGCCATATATTTATGATACGGACCAGTGGTCACCTGACGGCGATCGCTGTACGCACAAATCATACGTGGGTTCGCCTCCGCAATACCCGAACTATCCAAATGGACCGACTTCTCCTGCTTGATAAACCCTGAGCAATTGCAATCTCCACTCCTCAGCGGTGTTTCCCGCAAGCTCTCACGTGCCGCAATGTACCTCTCCCGAACCTTTTCGGGAAAACGGTTAACCCAAGAGTTGAACGCTTTCTGAGTGAGGAAAAATTCCTGGAAATTGATCCCCTGCAACATCGGACTAGAGTCTAGCTCCTCGATCAGGCCAGCCCAGGCATCCACGTCGTCAGGTGGATCCGGGGTTGCCTTCCCTAGGCGGGCTTGAAATGCTCTAATCATGTCCTCATCTTGCGCACTGCAACAACTTGGCTCACTGCCTAAACACATAAGCGAAAGAGTCAAACCCGCAATCGGCGGTTTGATTCGATCTGACACTGCGTTTGGAAACACCCTGGCGGCAGTCGATTGTGCTGGTGCTTCACCTTTGTGAACAGCAACGGGTAGAAAAACAGT